TGCAAAAGATAGACAAACTATCTAAGGAATTAGAATTAGAGAAGCACATCAACGAATGTCTGTTGGATGACTACACTAATGCAATGAACACTATAGAAGCAAAGGATGCAGATATAATGGTGATGGAATTAATATTGGGAGTGGATTCTTTTAAAGCTAAAAAACCTTTTTAAGATGAAGATGACAAACGAACAATTCGAGATTTATCACCTAAGAAAACAAATTGAAACACAAAAAGAAATTATTAACAAGATGAATATAATTAAGCTTAGGGATACTGTGTTTATCTGTGTTATAGGAGGATTATCTACAATATTCTTAGTGCTAAAGTTGATATCAATTATTAATTAAATGTTAAAGTTATGTTAAAATTATAAGATAAATTAGGTTTATATTTAAATGTTGTTGTATATTTGCAGAGTCAACAATGACAAACAACTTAAAAATTAGAAATTATGACAGTTCAATTAGCAACAAAATTTATCAAAGTTTTAGAATCAGTAGAAGTACAAACTACAGAAATCAAAAAAGAAATAAATAGACTTCAGTCAGGAATAGATACTTACAACTCACTAACTAATAACTAAAAATAATCAGGGGTGTAAAAACCCCTTTAAAAACTAAATTATGAAAAACATTAAAAAATTAGACAAAACGACAAAAGTAGGATTATCAATAGCAATAGTATTTATTTTACCTTTACTTGTATCAATCACTACTAAAGTATTAACCACATCAAACATCATATTTTAATTATGGAGGATTATAATGAGATAGTAATTGCAGCTCTTAAAATGTATCAGAATAGTCTTAAAGATGACGTTTGGACTTATGACACTAATAGTAAGATAGAAAGAATATTAGAACACTTAAATAAATAAAGATGGCAGAAACATTAACAGTAAAGTACAGAGGAATAACATTAGAATTAGAAGGTGACATTATACAGGCTTATAATGGTAGATACGAAGAAAGGTCTATAGAGATAGATTTTGAAACACAAGAAGTTTACGCAGGAGGCGTACTAATAACAAACTTATTAACAGAAGAAAACTTAACAGACTTAGATGCATTGGCAGTCGAAGTTATAAAATAAACAATTAGAAATTATGAAAAACAATCAAACTAAATGCCATAGATTTTGGCTAACAAACAGAAATCCAATTACAATGAAGAAATGTGCAGACGATAACAAGTTACACATACACAATCAATCTAAAGAGCAGGACGTAGCTTTAGAGAGATGGAGAGATAATAAAGTAGCGAGATTCAATTACGATGAATTAGAGGATTGCTCAGACGGATATGAAGACAAAAGTTTTATGGGTGAAGATTTGAATGAATATTAATAAATAAAAATAAATAATAGAAATTATGGAAGTAAACAAATTAAAAGAGATGTATTCTAAATACAACTTAACGAAGGCAGATGTATTTAAGCATCAACATTACATTATCCTTACAAGGTCCGGAGTGGAAAAGATTAGCGCTCAGGAGCAGATTGACATTACTTATGAGGTAATCAATAGTGAGCCTAACTTCGCTGTAGTAAAAGCTACTGCTGTAAAAGGTGATAAAGTAATCGAGACATTTGGTTCAGCATTGAAGGGTGCAGGATTTAAAGATGGGAGTACAAATACTTGGTATGTTATGGAAATGGCAGAAAAGAGAGCTTTGTCAAGAGCAACACTTAAGATGACAGGTTTATACGAACAGGGTGTATTTGGTCAGGATGAATCAGAATCATTTAAACGAGAAGGATAAGATATGAATAGTTTAGATAAGTACATGGAAGACGAATGGAATCAGTATATCACTAATAACTCAGGTATGTCAATAAAAGATATGATGGAAATGGAAGGGAGTAATTGTAAAGGTGACTGTGATGATTGCCTTTGTAGTAACAGAGGGAGTGAAGATAAGTTAGAGGTTAAAGCTCAGAAGCGTAAAGCCACACCAATATACTCAGGATTCATTAAGTATTTTCCTGACGCAATTAGAGAGGTAGCTAAATGTTCACAAGTTGGCAATGACCAACACCATAAAGACAAACCTTTGCATTGGGATAGGAATAAGAGTGGTGATGAATTAGATGCAGCAATGAGACATTTAACGGACCACGCAGCAGGTATTGAGTTTGATGATGATGGGGTAAGACACTTGACTAAAACAACTTGGAGACTACTTGCTATGCTTCAGAAAACTATGGAGAATAAAAAATCATAATGACATTCTCACAATCACAAAGTAAAGTCAACGCTATCCTGATGGGAACTAATATATCATTAGAGTATTTATCAGAGAATAACCTTTGGGATGGCGATTGGTTAAAGAAGAGTAGTAGTGATATAACAGAATCACCTGAGGTTAGTAAAAGTATTAATAAGCAATTAAAGATAATATGGTAGGAATTTTTGATATAGATAGTATAGTGTACGCATCCTGTTATAACTCAGAGGATTTTGAGGAGGTTACAGATTCGTTTTGGAGTAAGTACAAGGATATTGTATATAATATGGAAATGCGATATGGTAACGTTAAAATGATTAATGTTGGATTCTGCACTAATAACTACAGGAAGAAGGTGGATGCATCTTATAAAGGAAACCGGACGCAAGATAAGCCTGAACATTTAGAAGAGCTTATAGAGTATGTAAAAGAGAATTTAGATGTAGAGATGAGGTCAGGTATAGAGACTGATGATTTGGTAGCTAAGTTCTTAGATTATTACGGGAGGGATAAGAGTGTGATAATATCTATTGACAAAGATTATAATCAATTCGAATGCACCATATATAATTACAATAAGAGGGAATTCACAAAGATTACTAAAAAGGAAGCACTATACAATTTGTGGGAGCAGATGGTGGTAGGTGATAGAGCTGATAATGTTTTAGTGTGTAAAGGATATGGTGTTAAGTGGTGTGAGAAAAACTTTAAAGGCAAGAGTGAGTTTGGTATGATGAGAACTGTGTTAGGATTGTATAAGAAACTCTATAAAGGTAAGGCACGAGAGAAGTTAATCAGGACTTATCTTCTATTAAAACTCAATGTTTTTTAAAAAGATATGTTAAAGTTTTGTGTAGTTCATCGAATAAATGAAATTAAATTAGGTTTACATTTAAATGTTGTTGTATGTTTGCAGAGTCAATAAGGCACAACTAAAAAAACTAAATATTATGAACACATTTACAATTACATTCAAAGACGCATTAGGAGAATTAAAAACGGAACAAATGACATTAGACTTTGTTACGGTTAACGGAGTAGTAGCTTGGTTCTTAGATGTACTAAGTATTAGAGTAATATCAATAACTAAAAACTAAAAATTATGACTACAACACAAGAATTTCTAAACCAACTTTACAAAGATGTTCAAACAGATTACATCGAGAGTAATGATAGAGAAGAAGCTTTAGAGCTGATAGCTGAACTGACAATTAAATTAGCTGAATTAAGATAATAAAGAATAAGAGGGTGTAACCTTTAGAGTTAACACTTGGTCGTCGCGCCTCGAACAGGAGCATCCTCTTTAAATAAAAACAAGTAAATAAAATGGAGAACACAAAAAGATTAGAAGAGATAGTAAAGTACGTCAGTAAGAATGTAGGTGTTGATGTTAGCAAGAAGTCAAGGGATAGAGAAGTTATATACGGTAGAGCTTTGTATTATAAGATAGCTTTGAAAGATGTAGTTACTTCACTAAAGAATATAGGAGCTACAGTTGGAACTAACCACGCAACAGTAATGCATTCGAGAGATAAAGTATTCCATAACATTGAGAGTGATAATTTTTATATGAATATCTACAGGAGTTACTTTGGATTAGATAACCTTGAGAGTTCATTCAGGAGTGTAGAAAATGAAGTACTAACAACTAATGAGAAAGCGTATAGAGAATTGTCTGAGGAAGATAGGAAGGTATATGATGAGAGAGCTGCATTAGTATTAAAGAGTTTCGAGTGGAAACGTAAAGATGAGGATAGAAAAGAAGTGTTTGAAAAAATATACATAGGATGTTAAAGAGAGATGAAATTTTAGAAGAGTTAAAGGCTTTACACAAGTTGTATCATAATGGAGGATTTTGTTCACTAAGTAAAGATGAGTATGAAGCTGAAGTTAAAAGGTTAAGATTCAAATGGATAACAGATTACAATAGATGATGTTAATAACTCTTTATAATAATCGAACTAAATAATCAAACAGTACAGTAAGTTTGTAGTTATATAGTATATATAAGCAATTAATCAATTAAATAAATAAATATGACAGTAGAATTAAATGAATTAGAAATTAAGCAAGTATCAGAATCTTTGAGAGCTACAATTTCAAAGATTGAATTAGGAATGTATAACGGAGTTAGTGAAGAGAGCTACCTTATACTAAAAGAAGTTTATAATAAATTAAATAAATAAATAAAGATGAAAAAAGTAGCAATAGTATTATTAATGGGATTAGCAATCGGAATGACATTTACGAGTTGTACTCCGGAAGACCAATGTGGAACAGTAACAAATTATAGCATCGGAAACAATGGAAACTATATTGTTTATATAGACGGAACATCTCACAATGTAACTTTTAGCACGTGGTGGGAAGCGAATATTGGAGATTATCTTTGTATCGAATATTAAAAATAGGCAATAATGCCAAGCAATTAAATAAATAAGTAAATTATGAAAGCAGTATTAAAAAGAGTATTATCGGTAATGTCATCAGTACCAAATGACAAGCTATTACATTTCTTTTACGGAAGTATTATCGCAACACCATTAGTAATATGGGGAACGACAATGGAAGCAGTAGGGTTTATGATATTCGTATCAATCCTTAAAGAGATTGTAGACGCTAAGATGAGATTCAGTACGCCTAACGCAATGGATGCAGTATTCACATTCTCACCTACATTATTATTATTAGCAGTAAAGTTTTTAAGTTAATAACTTTCAATAAAGTATTATTAGATTAAGAGGTATATTTTGTATCTTTGAAGTAACGTCGAATGTTCCACAATGAAGTGGACGGCTAAACAAAAGTCCTGTAAATCAGGCATTAAATTATGAGTGCAATAACAAATTTCAGTATCAATTTAGAAGCGATTCCAAAAGAACTAATCGTTAAAGGTAAAAAAGGTTCTTATGTAAACCTAACAATGTTTCAAAATGATGAGACAAAGTATGGGAATAACGCAAGTATTTCTGTATCACAATCAATAGAGGACAGAGAAGCTAAAACCCCTAAAGTTTATTTAGGTAATGGAAAAGTTGTGTGGGTGTCAGGAGAAGGAGTTTCTACTGCTGAAAGAGAGGATGCAGCTGCGTCTAATGATGAGTCAGATTCAAATGACTTGCCATTCTAATAACCAATAAGATGGGGATGGGGTTAACGCTTCATCCCTTTTATTTTAAAGGAAGAAAAACAAATGAGAGATAATAGATATAGATTAAGTGAAGTAGAGATTTCTGCTTTAATGGCTTCAAGAGTAAAAGAAGCTAAAGAAAACAAGGTGTTGGTTATTGGAGACATACACGCACCATTCACACGCAAAGATTACCTTCAGTTTTGTATTGATACATATAATAAATATGAGTGCAATAAAGTGGTATTTATAGGAGACATCATAGACAATCATTACAGTTCTTATCACGAGACAGACGCAGATGGATTAGGTGGTGATACTGAGTTGACATTAGCTATTGAGATGATTCAAGATTGGTATAAAGCTTTTCCAAACGCATATGTCACTATTGGTAATCATGATGCGATTATAATGAGGAAGGCACAATCTTCTTCAATACCTTCAAGATGGATTAAAGCTTATAACGAAGTGTTAGGAACTCCTAAATGGAAATGGGTTACTGAGGTCGTTATTGATGACGTAAGATATGTACATGGTCATAAGAGTTCTAAAGCTCGTACTGCTGCCAAAAGAGATATGCAGAGTACAGTTACCGGTCACTACCATACTGATATGTATGTTGATTGGATGTTCGGTGCTAAGAAAGCAGTATTTGCATTAGCAGTAGGATGTGGTATTGATTCAGAGAGTTATGCTATGGGTTATATGCAAGGAGGTAAGAAAGAAGCTTTAGGATGTGGTGTTGTATTAGATAATGGACAGACACCAATAGCAGTTAAAATGCCATTAAACATCAAAGAATAGATGAGAGGTATAAATGAATTAGTAGAGCATGATGCAAAGTGGAGAACTATAGCAGCCAAAATTACAGGGAATAAGATGTCGGCCGATGACTTGGTACAAGATATGTATCTTAAATTAATGGATAAAGATAAGGATGTTAATGACTACTACGTGACGTTAACACTAAAATCTATCTTTATTGATATGATTAGAAAAGAAAAGGTTGATGGTCATACTATAAATATGCCACTTGAAGAGTACGCAATATACGGAGCAGGTACTTTTGAAGAAGCTGAGGAGAACGCTGAGAAGAAATACGTCAGTAAGCAATCGATGCTTAATTTACTTTATGGAATGGATGCAGAAGATAAGTCAATTCCTTTTGAGCCAACAGATGAGCAGAAGGAAATCTTAGATAGGATAGCAAAACTACCTTATCATCAGAGAGAGATTATTGAGGAATCTTACGACAGGTCAATAAGAAATATAGCCAAAGTATATAATATCAATTATGGCTTTGTATATAGAGAATTGCACAAAGCTCTTGATTCTGTATTAGGGGATAGTAAGGAGCAATTATATAATAACTCGAATATGAAGATTCGTAAAGCTAAAAAGAAATAATTATGATAACTAAAAAGGATTTAAAGGAATACAAAGGTGACAGACGTTCTAAGGAATATAGATTGATGAAAGAAGAGTTTGCCTCACAAAACGTGGTTAATGGATTAGGTGACGTTATAGAGGACATAACTAAAGCTACAGGTATTAAAGCGATTGTTGACAAAGTATCAGATGCATTAGGAGTAGACTGTGGATGTGACGAGAGGAGAGAGAGACTGAATAGCCTTCTACCAAGAGGACGTAAACAACAGAGATGTTTTACTGATGAAGAGTATATTGAGTATGGTGAGTTTATGCAGACTCGGAAAGCAGGGAGGTTAGAAAAAGATGAGGTTAAGTATCTTATGTCTATATACGCTAAGATATACAATAGAACTTGGAGGAAAGTGAGGTGTACACAATGTGCATTAGCAGGGAGAGTTAAGGAAGCAATGACAGATTTAGATAAAACGTATAATAACCATAAAGAATAAGATATGAAAAAGGTAACAAGTAATGTAAAGGCAATCACACTTAAAAATAGAGTGAATGAATTAGAGAATAGATTAAACAACTTAAAGATATTGGTTGATAACATCGCATTCAATCAACAGAAGATAGTTGAAGTATTAACTCCTAAAGAAGATGATAAAGATGACGCATAAAGAAAAAGATGTACTGATAGGAAATTTAGTAGATAAGAATGTAGCACTAAAGAAGAGAGTTGATTACTTAGAGTCTGAAAATTATGAAGGACAGATTGAAGCTCTTAATGATATTATTGAGGATAACGCAGCGATATTGGCTGACAATAAAATGTGGTTAATGGACGCAGAAGCTACCAACACAGTTTTACTATATGACATAAGAGGATTATACAAAAGATTAGATAGTAAGGATGAAGATATACAAATCCTAAATACATTGATAGGTGATAGATAATAGTTTAGTTTAGTTTTATTTTAAGTTTTGTTTGTTTGATTGGAAGAGGGGTGTGAAAGCATCTCTCTTTTCTGTTATATAACATTAGGGTAAATCGCACGTTAATAAGTATATAAAGATTAATATATAATTTCTATTAAAATGGATAAAGGTATAAAGAAAGTTGATGGTAGGATAGGAAATGGTGGACATAGCACAAAGAGCTTGAACCCTAATGACAGACGTAAGAATCAATTTAAAGATGTAATGCAAGATTCAATGTCAAGAGAAGAGTTAGGTAAAGTATTTCGTACATTATTTAATGAAGCTATAGATGGGAACATACAAGCAGCTAAACTATTATTAGAGTACAGTACAGTTAAACCTACAGCACAAGTAGAGATAAAAGCTACAATGGCAGCAGGGATTGATTTCAAAAGTCTTATAGGATTTGGAGTGAGTGAAGATTACACAATAGAAGTAGATGGAGAGGAATAAACCTAACATATTAATATCACCAAAGTATTCACCTATAGTCTCAGAGCCGAGCAGATATTTTGTAGTCACAGGGGGAAGGGGTAGTTCTAAGTCATTTAGTATTACTGCTATCCTTACTATGCTTACTTGTGAGGTAGGACATACAATATTATTCACGAGATATACAATGGTGTCTACGTTAATATCAATCATACCTGAGTTCTTAGAGAAGATTGAGATAATGGGATTAGAAGAGCTATTTGTAGTTACTAAGAATGAGATAGTAAATATAGAGACAGGGAGCAAGATATTGTTTAGAGGAATCAAAACCTCATCAGGAGACCAATCAGCAAATCTAAAATCATTGCAGGGGATTACTTGTTGGATTATAGAGGAGGCAGAAGAGTTAGTTGATGAAGATGTGTTTGATAAGATTGATTTAAGTGTACGACAGAAAGGAATACAGAACAGAGTTATATTAGTGATGAATCCGGCTACAAAAGAACATTGGATATATAAGAGATTCTTTGAGGAGACAGGTGTAAATGGTGGAGCTAATTTGACTAAGGGTGATGTGACGTACATACACACTACGTACAAAGACAATGAGGAGAACGTATCTAAATCATTCATAGCTAATATGGATAGAATGAAGAGAGATAGACCTATTAAGTATCAGCACGAGATAATGGGTGGATGGATGGATTCAGCAGAAGGTGTTGTATTTAAAGATTGGAGTACAGGTGTATTTAACCCTAACAACTTACAGGTAACTTATGGAATGGACTTTGGTTTTACAAATGACCCCACTACATTAATTGGTGTTGCTATAGATAAAAAGAAGAGGATTATATATGCACAGGAACATATGTATCACACAGGGATAAGCACAACAGATACTGCTAAGATAACTTTAAATACTTGTGGGAAGTCATTAGTTGTGGCTGATTCAGCTGAGCCTCGCATGATTGACGAGATGCGTAGACAGAAATGTAATATAATAGGAGCTAAGAAAGGAGCAGGTTCTATTAACGCAGGTATTGCACTTATTCAAGATTATGACCTTGTAGTATGTCCTGATAGTTTAAACCTCGCTAAAGAGCTTAATAACTATGCGTACAGTCATAAGAAGTCAGGTACAATTATAGATGCTTACAATCACCTTTGCGATGCGTTGAGGTATTCAGTATCACATCAGTTAATGGGGAATGGTAAGATAAGTATAAGGTAATAAAAAAGGGAGTTGTTACGCTCCCTATTTGTTTATGCTAATTGATAATACTTAGCAGTTTGTCTACTGTTCCATCCGTCTCCTATCATCTCTTCTGCTTCATTTATTACTTTTAAATCTAACAGTAATTCAATAGAGTTTATTACTTCACTTTCACTAATGTTTAATTTTGAACCTCTCCATACTAAATTCTCTTTAGTTCTTTTCCCATACTTTTCAATTAAAGATACTAATTTTTTAATGTTGTTATCGTTGTACATAATTTCTAATTTTGTGGTTGCTTCGTTGCAACAGTACAAATATACACCCGATGTAGATACCTCACAAGTTTATTTTAATATATTCGATGAACTACATAAAACTTTAACATTTGTTAACATTAGATAAGTAAATAACAAAGGGATAAAACCCACGTTAATAAGTATATGAAGGAAAGTATTACAATATCATTACCTGAGAATAACTCAGACATCACATTAGAACAGAGTCAAAGGTATTTGTCTATAGCTGATAGGGATAACCTCAGCGAATTAGATAAGACCAAAAGAGTAGTAAAACTATTCACAGGACTAAAGACTAAAGAGGTGGATGCTATGACTATTACAGACTATGAGAATATCGTATCACAGATTACATTAGCATTAAATACAGAGGTTGAGTTCACACAGAGATTTACACTTAATGGGGTAGAGTTTGGATTCATACCTAACTTAGATGAGATGAGTGCAGGTGAGTATATAGATTTAACCTCAACAGGAGTGTCAGCAGAGAACCTACATAAGATAATGGGTATTCTGTTTAGACCAATAGTAAAGGAAGATAGACACGGACACTACAAGATAGAGAAGTACAAGGCTGACAACAAGTATAATGAGGTTATGAAACAAGCACCTATGAATATCGTTAATGGGATGTTGGTTTTTTTTTGCCATTTATCGAGGGAATTAAAGACATATATAATGAAATCTACGGAGGAAGTAGTGGAGGAAGCGAGAAGAGTGCAACAGGTTATTTCTCAAAGTGGGGATGGTACCCAACATTAGACATGATGGCAGGTGGTGATATACTGAAGATTAATGAAGTTACTGAGTTACCTGTACATACATTTCATATAGGACTCGCACACAGATTAGATAAGCAGAAGATGGAGGCAAACATTAGAAAAGGAAGTAACGTAACAACATTATAAATATGAATGCATATAGTCAATTATTAAGATACATTAAAGGATTAGTAGAGGAAGATGAATACATCACCACAGTCCTTAACAGAGTTCCTGATGACTTCGATTGGGAGAAAGGTAATATATTCCCAATATTTAATATAAGTGCATTAGGAGGCTCTATAACGTCTACTGCAACAGTTCTATTTAATGTGGAACTAACTTGTGTTGATATTAGAATGATTAACAAAGAGAACATAAATGATAAGTTTTGGGATAATGACAATAGTGTAGACAATCATAATGCTACATTAGCTTCATTAGCTATGGTTTGGACTAAGATGAGTAGAGACTTTGCACGTAATAATATAACTGCATCTGATAACCCTACTATAGACCAAATAGATTTTGAAGGGATTAATCTTTCTGACGGATGGACAATGTCATTTGATGTAGAGATGCCAATGTATGAGGTTAGCTTATGTTAGATAAAGAGCTTAGAAAGTTTGGGAGGAAGGTTGTAAGTGAATCTAAAAAGAATCTTAAAAAGAACAAGATAAAGGATTCTGATTTAGGTAAGTCTCTTAAATATAGTGTAAAGACTAAGAAGGGGGTTACATCATTGACGTTTAAGATTAATGACTATTGGGAGTATGTTGATGCAGGTGTGAAAGGTGTAGGTGGTGAGAAAGCTAATGGTGAGAAATGGAAAGTAAAGAAGGTAACTAATAATAAATTTAAGTACAGAGATAAGAAACCTCCTGCTAATGTATTTAATAACTTTATGTATAAGAAAGGAATACAAGGGAGAAATAAGAAAGGTCAGTTTATAAGTAGGAAGAGTACTATGTTTGCAATAGCTAATTCTGTATATCACACAGGAATAAAAACAACTAACTTTTTTACAGATGCTTTTTATAATCAGATAGACAAAGTATCGAATGATTTAGGTGATGCATTGGTCCTCGAAATAGAGAATAAATTAGAGGAGAGTTTAGTAAATGATAATATAATAATAAAATAAAATGATAAGAGCATTAAGTCCATATTACGTAACAACAAATTTAACATATCTTAATCCTACTTCGATTATATGTCAGAAATATACATTAACTATTCAAGTATGGAATGGAATAGTAACGGGTTATAATGATGCAGGTGTAAACACTTATGATATTACATTTATTAACACACAAGCAGACCCTACAACTCACGATATAAACATCAATGCAATTATCCAAGATTACATAGAGTTTAAGCAGCCATTCCCTAATCCTGCTGAGACTACTCAAGTCATAGATGGTAAGAATCAGATGTGGGTTAGAACAACAGTTAAATATGATGATGTTGCTACTGAGTTTGATGAGAAGGGAGACATTATGACATTGGGATATTCTTATGGGGATGAGGGTAAAAACTTTGATACTGTTCAAGATGGTGTGTTGTTAAAGACACAAGATTATAAGGTAAGCAGAAAAGGATTCTTTATATATCCTTTCGCAGCATCTTCATTAGATACATTAACTGTTACTGCTATATCAGAACCTAATCAGCAATTAAACGAATCATTTACAATACCTCCAACATTAAATTCAGATGACTCAGTACAGTACTTGTGGGTTGATTTAAACGATACTACAACAGATGCTTTTGTTAATATAGTTAATACTAATACTAACACATCAGTATCTTCTACAACAGTTTTAGATATAGTAAACGAATGCAAGTACACACCTTTAGATGTTATATTTCAGAATAAGGATGGAGCTAATCAGATATTCACATTCTTTAAGAAGCAAGAGGAGGCTATGACTATCACAGATAATCACTTTGAAACAAATAGAGGTCAAGCTTCTGTAGGATTCCATCAGTTTGTAAGACATAATGTGCAAGGTAGAACATCATTAACAGTAGAAACAGGATTTATTGATGAAGATAATACTGAAGTAGTTAAACAAATGCTGCTTAGTGAGAGAGTTTGGATGTATGTTGATGCAGTTCCTACTCCTTTAAACGTAGTTGACAAAACATTCAAGTATAAAACAAGGCAGAATGATAGGTTAATATCTTATACTATCAAGTTTGAAATGAGTTATAATGAAATAAACAATATTTAAGATGGTTAATCTATACGTAAAAGGTCAGTTGATAGACCAATATACTGATGAGAGTGTTGATATTGTTAGTTCAGTATTAGATGTACAGGATATCACAAAGAACACAGGTGATTATTCAAAGGAATTCTCAGTTCCTTCATCTAAACGCAATAACAAAGTGTTTAAACATTGGTACAATTCAAGTATTGATAATGGATTTGATGCTCGTACAAGAGTAGAAGGTTCTATTGATATTGATGGAGTTCCTTTTAAGACAGGTAAGTGGTTGCTTAGAAGTGTGAATTTAAAGAAAGGTGTACCGGATTCATACAAAATAAACTTTTATGGTGATACTGCTTCACTATCTGAGACAGTAGGAAAGGATATACTAAAGGATTTAGATTTCACCCATTTAGACCACGTCTACACGCCTGATAAAATAAAAGAAGGATTAACACAAGGATTAAGTAATGGCTCTATTATATACACTCCTATAGCACAGAAGGGGATGTTTTATGATTCTGATTCAGCTACTACAGATGAGGTGGTTAACGGAATTTTAAGGAGAAGGAATATCGCTTGGAATGGTGGAGGTTCAGGTATAGAGTACAGAGAACTTAGACCATCGATGAAGGTCATAGAGATAATTAAAGCTATAGAGGTTAAATATGGTATTACATTCTCACGTGATTTCTTTGGTACTACAGAGTTCGATGAGCTTTATATATGGTTATCTGCTGATTTAGAAGGAAAAGCAATAGGAAACAATGATGAATTAATCGATTGGAATACTACAGATGGCTCTTGGATGAATACAACTACAGATGTTGCTACTTACACTTATGACCCCTCAAGTACCGGCAATGATGGCATTAGAATTGAGTTAAAAATCACACCTTCAGTAGGTTTTGAAAACGTTAACTATACCACTTATATTAAAAGGATAGATAATGGTGAGGGTAGAATCGCACAATTAACAAGTGTGTCGGGAACTCAAATATTAACACCATTAAGATATCCCGGATTTAATCCAATTACACACGACGATATTATTATTGAATTTTATGTAGTAAGTACTGAGGCTTTCGAATATTCTGCTTCTTTAAAATCAACTTATATTCTTAACGGAGTTGGATTTGGTATCCCGGAAACATCGTCTACATCAGGTAATGTAGTTACTACTGCCGGAGTTGTTATGAAGAGATTGATGCCGGAATTAGAAGTAACTGAATTTCTTAGAGGTATTATACAAATGTTTAAGCTTGTAGTAATTGGTAAAGGTGATAAGGACTTCTATGTAAATTCATTAGATGCTTTTTATAGAACGGGTAATCGTCACGAAATTACTAAGTATGTAGATTTTGCTTCTATAGGTGTAGATAGAGGAGAAATAATATCGGAGTTAGATTTTACTTATGAGGACCCTACTACAATTTTAGCTAAAAAGTTTAAAGATGACAATGGTGTAGGCTATGGAGACAGTAAGGTAAAGCTTACAAATGAAAATGGAGTTGCTTATGATGGTGATGTATTAACTGTGAAATTACCTTTTGAAACTATTGTTTATGAAAGATTAACAGATGCTGATACTGATACTGATACAACTATTCAGATAGGTAGTGCTATAGATATCGCTTATGAACCGGTGTTTACTGAACCACATATTCACTACGCATCTTTGGTTTCTATTGTAGATAATCCTATTAAATGGGGAACATCAACACCTCAACAGTTAAACACTAATATGTTTATGCCAATGAGTCACTTTGGAATATATTCACCGGCTTATTCATTAGGATTTGAATCAGAAGTTAGTACATATTCAAATGAGATTATGAACAATACGTTATATTCTAATCATTATCAGAACTATTTAGAGGCTATTTTTAACGTTAAACGTAGAACTTTTAAAATATCTGCTCAGTTACCTATTCAGATTATAACACGATTACAATTAAACGATATAATCACAATAAACCAATTAGATTATAGAATTAATAATTTCAAATATAATCTATTAACCGGTAGAACTCAATTAGAACTAATTAATGGGTTTGATAAATACGAGACTAACGACGTTATATTACCTACAGAATGCTTTAATGCAAGTGTTTCAGGAGGTACTTATGGATTTAACATACCTAACATACAAGACTATACTATTACATCATCAGTAGTTGGAGGTGGTGCATCTTTCGTTACAGAGTCTGTAGACGTTGATAATCAACTTAAAGTAATTGTTGATGCTTGGACATCTATTCCTGTAGGAACGTTCTCAAGGACTACTAACTTAGTCTTTACAGATACTGAATCAACAATAGTTCAGGGGGATATAGTTAGAAATGGTGACTTTGCAGATGCTTCAGAATGGTACATACCTAACGGCTACACAGATGGTTGGATTGTAGGTGGTGGGTTTGCTGAGAGTACAGGTATTGCAGGGAGGCGATTAGACCAAACGTCAAGCTTTGATTCAGTAGTCGGAGGATGTACTTATGAAGTTGAATACACTATATCTGATTGGGTATCGGGAGAAGTAGGGATTTGGTTTGGTTCTTCTAATGGCGTTCATATTAAGAATTCGGGGAATGGTACTTACACGGGAACTCACGTAGCAGGATTCGATGCTGATGATATAGGGTTAGTGCAAATAAATGAACCTAATCATCTAAATGGTATATTCATAGGTAAAGTATCTAATCTATCTATAACGGGATGTAAAAGAATATTTAAAGAACAAGGTGGAATGTGTATAACACAAGTAAATCAAGGATAATAATATGAAGGAAAATAATGACATAAAATATGCTATTGATATACTAAGGACCAATGACTTTTATGGTGGTGGTGATAATATAGAGATAGCTAAAGGGAAGTACCAAATGATTTCTAATTGGAATGACGCAAAAACAAAAATCAAACGAATACTAAAATCTAAAAAATAATGAAAGAAGTAAAAGTAAAAATGACTGTGGACTCTACTCAAGCACAAGAAGGAGTAGATAATGTTACAGGTTCAGTAGATAAGTTATCGGGTGGTGCAGGTACTATGTTTAAATCATTTACAGCAGGATTAAAGTCTATTGCAGCAGGTTTTAGAACTGTTGGGGGAGCTATTGCTTTGTCAGGATTAGGTTTATTAGTAATAACTATATCGGCTATTAGTGCAGCCTTCAAAGGCTCAGAGGAAGGTCAGAATAAGTTCGCTAAAATAATGGGGGTTATTGGTGCAGTTACAGGTAACCTTGTTGATGTGTTGGCTGACTTAGGTGATTTATTAATTAATGTATTTGAGAATCCACAACAATCTTTAAAGTCATTTGGTAAACTAATAAAGGATAATGTAGTTAATAGATTTGAGGGGTTAATGGAATTGATTCCTGCTCTTGGTACTGCTATTGGACTACTGTTTGAAGGTGAATTTGCTGAAGCAGGTAAGGTAGCAGGTAATGCTATGGGTAAAGTTGCTTTAGGTGTAGAGGATGTTACAGGTAAGGTTAAGAACGCTACTGATGCAGTTGGTGACTTTATAAAACAGAATGAAAAAGAGGCAAAACAGGCAGCTGACGTAGCTGACATGAGAGCTAAGGCTGACAAGGTTGAGAGAGGTTTATTAGTTAGGAGAGCTAAAGCTGAGAGAGAGATTGCAGAATTAAGAGTTAAAGCAAAAGATGTAAATAACACTACTGCAAAAGAAAGGGAAGAAGCATTAAAAAAAGTAATGGTACTACAAGACTCTTTAATTGGTAGTGAGCAAGAGGTGGCTAATTTAAGGAGGGATGCACAGACACTTGAGAATAGCTTTGCACGTTCTACTAAAGAAAATTTAGAGACAGAAGAGAGATTAAAAGCTGAATCTATAGCAGTTGAAACAAGGAGGTTAAATCAGAAAAGGACCATACAAAGAGAATTGTCTACTGCTGAGAATGAGATTGCAAGAGAAGAGGAGCAGAGACTAAAGGAAAAAGCTGAAGAGCAGAAAGTAATCGATGAAGCTGAGAAAGTTAGGTTAAAAGCATTATCTGATTACAAAAACGCATTGAAGAAAAAGAATGAGGACTTAGATGCTACAAGTGAAGAGGAAAAATTAGAACTTGAAAGAACAAGAGCAGAAGAGGAATTAGAGAGATTAGTTGGTACTGATGAGGAAAAGAGAGAAGCACTTCTGTTACTTAATGAATTCTACGACCAAAAGGAAGATGAGTTAGCTAACAAAAGAAGTGAAGAAAAATCAAAGAGAGATGAAGATGATGCTAAAAAAGAGATAGATACTGCAAAGAAAGTAGCAGACGCAAAGAAAGATATACAGGACGCTACTCTAAATACTATTGTTGGAGGAATTGGTTTACTTAAAAAATTAGGTGAGGATTCAAAAGCACTTCAAGCTACTGCACTTATAGCAGAGGCAGGTGTAGGTGTTGCTAAGATGATAATAGGTAAGAATACTGCTGATTTAGCTGATACTGCTCACGCTGCTACCTTAGGTCCTGTGGCAGGTCCGGGATACTTAACAAGTAAACTGATACTAAATAAAGTTAATTTAGGTATAGGTTTAGCGTCAACTGCATTAGCAACTACCAAAGGGTTACAGGCTTTAGGTAAAGGAGGCTCAGTAGATAGAGGTGATGACTCACAAGGAGGTGGAGGTAGTGCTCCTGCACCGTCATTTAACTTGGTTGAAGGTTCAGAGGGTAATCAAATACAGAACAGTATTCAGAATGTTAATGAAACTCCATTGAGAGCATTTGTAGTAGCACAAGATGTAACTTCACAACAATCTTTAGACAGACAAATTGAATCAAATAGTGGGATATAAAATAAGAAGCTATTACTAATAATATATAACTAAGAGCTACCCCCAATGGCACCCCGTAAACCCTCAAAAAAATGGTATCAAATTCGGTAAAAATCTCAAAAATTACCAAAAATGATACCTTTTGTTAACATAATTTTAACACAATTTAAGAGGGGTTATAACAATAATTAAATCAAAACGTTAATAGGTATATGAAAACATTTAATGCTAAATTTAAAAAGGGAGGAAAAGGAGTTTTTGCTATAAGTTTAGTAAAGACACCTGCAACTGAAGAGACATTTATTGCGATGTCAGCTCAAGAAGAGATGATTAAGATGGCTAAGGTAAATGAGGAACAAAGGATTGTAATGGGTTTAGTTCTTCAGCCAAAACAATTAATTCTAAGAGAAGACCCTACTACAGGAGAACAGTTCAATATAGTTTTTTCTGCCGATACGATTAAGGAGTTATCACACAACTTCTTTAAATCAGGTTTTCAATTAAATTCAAAGTTGGAACATAACAGTCCTATAAAAGATGTGACGTTTGTTGAAAGTTGGATAGTTGAGAATTCTGAAATAGATAAGAGTGCGAACTTCGGAATGAATTTTCCTAAGGGGAGTTGGATAGCAACAATGAAAGTTGACAATGATGACATTTGGAATAATTATATTAAGACAGGTGAAGTTGAAGGATTCTCAGTTGATGCTATGGTAGATTTAGAAGAAATTAATTTAAAATCAGAAGTTAAAATGAGTGAAAACAAGAGTATTATTACGATGCTTAAAGAAATCATTTCAGGAGCTGAGAAAGTTGAAGAGACTGTTGAGGTTGCATTAGGGAGTGCAAAATCAGGGGATTTAGACATTCAGTTTGAAGGTGATTCTTTAGAAGTAGGTTCTCCTGTGTTCGTAATGAACGGGGAAGAAAAAGTTGCTTTACCTGATGGAAGCTACCAACTTGATGAAGCAGGTACTATCGAAGTAAAAGATGGTTCTGTTGAGTCTATGGGGGAAGCTGAAGCTAAGGAAGAGGAGACTGTAGAAGCAAAAGAAGAAGACGTTAAAGAAGAGGAAGAAGTTAAGGCTGAAGAAGCAGTAACTGAAGAGACTGATAGTCCAAGTAATGAACTTGACACAATCAAATCTATCTTAGAAGAAATGTTTCAAGCTTATGCTGAGAAAATGGAAGTACAAATGAATGCTATTAAAGCTGATTTTGATACTAAGATGTCGGTGGTGACTGAAAAGAATAATGAATTGAAAGCTGAATTAGTAGTGTTATCTAAAACACCTGCTTCTAAAGTAATCAAATCTGTTCCTACTCAGGTGGCAATGACAAAACAAGAAAGAATTTTAAACGTAATGAGAGGTTACGAACAAAAACAAAGTTAATTTAATTAAATAAATAATAGTAAAATGGCAATAACAAGTAATTATGCAGGTTTCGAAGCAACAAACATTATGCTTCAAGCTCAAAAAGAGGAGGACACTTTAAGATTAAATCTTATTACAGTAGTTCCAAACGTAGGGTACAAATTGAACCTTAGAAATTTAGATGTAACATTAGGAGTAGTTGATTATTCTTGTGGTACTTCACCTGCGACAGACGCAGTAAACTATGAAGAAAAAGTTCTTACATTAGACAAGTTCAAGAATGAATTTGAAATATGTAAAGAAGATTTCCGTCCAACTTGGTCAGGTGAGTCTATGGGAGCTTCAGCTTTTAACGACCAAACACCTGCTGAGATTTCTCAGGCAATCGTTGCTTCAACTTCAAGTAAGTTAGCAGTATGGTTTGAAAACCAAATTTGGAATGGTGCAGGTTCTGCAGGACAAATGAGTGGGTTAATTACTCAATTCGCTGCTGATAGTGATGTAATCAAAGCTAATAGTGGTATTACTGCAATCGGTGCAGCTATTACTAAAGCTAATGTAGCTGATGCATTTGATACTGCTACTGCTGCAATGCCTTACTCTCTAAGAAGAAAGAATGTAAACTTCATCGTGTCTCCTGACGTTGCTGATGCTTACACTAAATTCTTAATTGAAAATGGTGCTGCTAATGGTTTAGGTGGTGATGCTAACACAGGAATGGTTTACGGACGTTACACAATCCAAACTGTAAATGGTTTACCTGACAATACTATCGTAATCTTCGAAAAAGAAAATATTACTTTAGGTTTAGGTTTAGCTAACGATGCTGATTCTATCCGTGTTAAGGATATGGATGAGGTTGATTTGAGTGGAAATGTATTGTACAAGTCAGTATTTGGTGGTGCAGTAGGATATTCTTACGGAAATGAAATCGTTTGGTTACTAAGCACACAAGCTTAATATTAAGCAAATAAATAAGGGGGTGATTAATTTTACCCTCTTATATTACTAATTAAAAAAACATATAAATAATTATGGCGTGCGATATAACAAATGGACGTGATAGAGCGTGTAAGGAAGGACTCGGAGGAGCTTCTACTTTATATCTTTATAACGAATTAGCAGATGCTTTTACTGTGACAAATGGTGAAGCTACGGCAATGAATGTATTGCTTACTGAGGCGTGGGCATTTCCTTTAGAAGGGGATGGTAACACTTTAGAGCAATCAATGGTTTCTGATAGAAATACAGGAACAAGAGTTAACACTCAAACATTAACAGTAGTGCTAAAGAATATGGATGCAGCTACAAACGCTCAATTCAATTTATTAGCAGCAGGTTATCCTCAAGCAGTAGTGGTAGACAGAAATGGAAATCACCACGCTATAGGATTAGATGATGGAATTGATTTTACAGTAGTATCTTCTTCGGGTGGTGCTAAAACGGATATGAATGGATACACATTAACAGGCGTATCTACAGTATCAGAATTAGCTCCTGTATTAGATGACTCAACAGTATCAGAATTTGAAGCAATAGTACAAGCTACAACTTAGTAAATACTATTTTAAATATAAAAGCTCCTGACTTAATTGTGAGGAGCTTTTTTTTGTTTAGTTTTTAGTTATTCTAATTCTGTTCTTAAGCTTCTTTTTAATAGCTTTCCGTTATTTGTTTTGAATGTAACTTTTACCTGAAACAACTCTTCAGTACAAAAATAAAAATAGTTGTAATCTTCTGTTACAAATTTAGTTTCGCAGTTAGTAACTTCTCCATTATTTTTTTCGAAATAGTTAGTCACTTCTGTATAAATCTTATTCTCTTGGTTTTCAGTTAAATACATAATTTCTATTTTTTAATTATTTATTACTCTGCAAAGATAAGCAAACATATTAATACAAACCTAATTTATTTTAATTTATTTTAAATTATTTTTTTTTATAATAACAAAACAAACATCTAAACGTTAAATAGTATAAAGACAATATAAATGATAGTAGTAAACCCTAACGATACAACACATACAATTTCTGTAGTTCCAAGATTCGATGTAGAATCTGTGACTGAAGAAGTTCAGGCATTTGTAGATAGAGTTTCTGCTGATTCAGGGATTATTGAGGATGATGGTTGCATAAAAAGTTCTATTCAAGAGGATTATTTAAGTATAATTATAACTGATAATTTTAAAAGTGAATCTACTTTATTAGAGAACACATTTGAAGTTCAAAATGGTAAGTTAGTTCTGACATTTGACTATAACTTCAGAAGTGAAAGCAGATATGATGTAGTTGTTAATTATATAAACACTTTAGAGGTTATATATAGAGGTATTTTTATATCCACAACACAAGATTCACAAGAATACCTGTTGACTAAAGATAAATTTTACTACTAAGATATGGATATTAAATTAATAACACTCTCAAGTTACACGAGACCTGCTATACAAGAAGATAAGAGTAATGATTGGGTTCTAAACGGGAAGGATAATAACTTTTATGATTATATAATCAAAAGAAATAATGGTTCACCTACTAACTCATCAATCAATAAATCTTATGAAACTCTCACATACGGAAGAGGATTAGGTTTTACAAACAACATTAGTGATGCAGTTGTTAATGATTGGGCGTTACTACAGTCTATATTGAGACCAAAAGATTTAAGAAAAATGGTGCAGGACGCTCAGATATTTGGAGAGTTCTCATTTCAAGTTATAAAGAACAGAGACGGTAGTTTAAACTCTTTAATACACTTACCTAAGCAAATGGTAGTGCCTTCATTAGAAGATGAGGATGGAGACATTACTTCTTATTGGTATTCAAGAAGTTGGAAAGACAGAAGAAAAGAAAAGTATTTCCCTCAGAACTTCCCTGCATTCGGAATATCAGACACAAAACAAACAGAGATATATGTAGCTAAAGAATATAAGGCAGGTAACGAATTTTTCGGAACACCTGATTACATGGCAGGATTACAATACGCTCAAATGGAGGAAGAGATTTCTAATATGGCTATCTCATCTATTCAGAACGGATTATCAGCAGGTTATATCATTAATATACCTAATGGAGACAGTTATTCTGATGAAGAGAAGGCAGAGTTTGAAGCACAAGTTAAAAAGAAACTAACATCTTCAAGTAATGCGAGTAATTTTATTATATCTTTTAACGGATTAGATGTTGAGATATCAGTAACACCATTCCCTGTTAATGCAAATGTACATAAGCAATGGGATTTCTTAACTATAGAAGCGAAGAGTCAGATAATGACTGCTCATAGAGTTATATCACCTTCACTTGTTGGACTATCTTCAGCTACAGGATTCGCTAATGAGGCTGATATGATGGATATGTCAGAGAAGCAATTAATGAAAAGAGTGATTGCACCTAAACAACAATTCGTTTTGGAAGCTATTGAGGAAGTATTAGTTCAGTTTGACATAAACTTAGATTTGATTTTTAAGCCTATTACACAGGAGGAAGAGATGATTAAGGAAGAAACAGAGTCTAAAGATGATAACGTGCATGAAACAGACCTTAAAATGTCTTCTGAAGGGTGTAAAGAAGGATGTGGTGTATTGACATCTATGGCTGATGAGTTGATTCAGATGGGTGAAGTTACAAATGAAGATGAATGGGAGTTATTATGTTCATCTGAGGTTGACTATGATACTGACGATGATTTGAGAGGTTTTTTGACATTAGCAGCAGAACCAAACACAGGTACTGCAAGACCAAATGCAAAGAGTTCACAAGATAGTGAAGCAGTAAGAATTAGATACAGATACGTAGGGAATCCAAATCCACAAAGAGAGTTTTGTGCTAAAATGATGTCGGCAAATAAACTATATAGAAAAGAAGATATATTGAAAATGGAGAAATCATCTACCAATCCCGGTTTCGGTAAAGGTAAAGGTGGTGATGCTCCTTACTCTATATGGTTATGGAAAGGTGGGGGTAAAATGTCTAAGGACTTCCCTAACGGAACTTGTAAGCACCAATGGCAGAGAGAAATATACTTAAACAAAGGTAAGACAGATGCAAATTCTCCATTAGCTAAAACAATAAGTACATCAGAAGCAAAAAGAAAAGGGTATAAAGTACCTTCTAACAAGAGTGACGTTTCAATTAAGCCTCACAATAATAAATCGTAACAATGGCAGAGTTTTTATTTATAACACCACAAGAATTAAAGTCAACTACTATCTTAGGAGGTAATGTGGACCAAGACAAATTCTTATTTTCAATAGCAAATGTTCAGATAATTACAATACAAAGATTATTAGGTACAGAGCTATATGATGTAATTTTAAGTGGTGCTGAAGCAGATACGTTAACAGGATTATACCTTGAGTTGTACGATAAGTTTGTTAAGCCAATTACAAAGAATCAAGCATTGTCTGAATACATTAAAATTAGTTCTTACATGATAGCTAATGGAGGTGCGTTCAAACATACTGCTGAAAATGCTGAGTTAATGAGTGATGATGAGATAAATGGATTAGCTGATACTTACGCAGGGATAGCTGATACATACATCAGTAGACTTGATAAATGGTTATGTCACAATACAATACCTGAATATAAATTATATCAGGATGAGGTTAACGCATCTAAAAGTATTACAAATAGAAGTGGATGGTTCTTTGATAGACCATCAAACAGAGTAGAGGATAGGAATTACGAGGAAGGCAATGGTGAATGGAATAGATATTCATATAAACACAGAAGATAATTATGGCTGAATTTATAACCTGTAATATTACCAAAGCAATTAAAAAAAATTGCAAAGACAGGCAAGGAGGTATAGATAAACTGTATCTATTTGCTTATAAAAAATATTCAAAGAGCTTGAACTTAGTATCAGACCAAGAGGTGGTGACATTCCCATTAACTGATGCTTTTTTATATGAAGCACAAAATATATCTTTTACAGAATCAACGGCAGTATTAAATGGTGGTATTGAGTGGACGCAGAAATTAAATTTTACTATAACAGAATCAGATGAGTTATCTGAAGTATATAAGTTAGCTAATAAAGATTATAGTGCAGTTATATTAGATAGGAATGGGAAGTATAGATTTATAGGGATGAGAAATGGTGGTGAAGTTACTGTAAGTGCTTCAAGTGGAACAAGTCGCTCAGATATGAATGGTTTCAATATATCTTTAACTGCTAAAGAAGATAATCAAGCGTATTACATACCTAATTTTGAAACAATATTTAACGTAGTAGATTAACAATAATTAATAATAAATAAATAAATAATAAGACGATGATTAAAATTTATGAAGATTCAGCAACAAAGGAATTAGTAATTGAGAATGGTATAGAATACAGATACCCGGCATATTGCGAGATTCAAAGACAAAAACAAGGGGATTATTTACTTGTTAAGACAGTACAAACAGGTGAATTGCTAATACAAGCTCCTTACACTTCTTTACACAATGAAGCAGGAACAGTATATGCTTCTTTTGCAGCTCTTAAAACTGCATTAGATGGATACTTTGATTCAGAGATATAATGAGTAGGCGTAGAGTAATGATGTTGCTTTTAGGTTTCTCTGATGAGACCAAAGCATTTATAACACGAGTTAAGGCAGATGGAGGGGTTATAGAGTCTCCAAACTGTATCGACAAGAAATTAGAATTAACATAATAAATAAGAAATAAATTATGGCAACACCAAGTGTAGCAATGATTCCTTCAGGTTATAAGGATGGAACATTATATAGTGTATTACCAAACAATGCAGGAGGCGATTTTGACGTAACTCGTGGAAGTTTGGCAACAAGAGTAAATAAAGATGGATTAATTGAACCCGTAGGTACATTAGGTGCAGATGTGGTTTTAAATGGTGACTTTGAAGAAACGGGAGCAGACCAAATTTTAAATGGTGATTTCTCACAAGAAGGTTCAGACGTAATTTTGAATGGTGATTTCGCTACAGATACTGATTGGAGTAAAGGTAGTCAATGGACTATTAGTGGAGGTGCAGCAAGTTGTATTGCAGATGGAACAACACAGTTATTAACTCAAGAATCTATTGGGGAAATTGACAAAACATTCAAGTATTCTATAGATATATTAAGTTCAACACTAAGTGGTCAATCTTTAAAGATTGCATTGGGTAATAATGAATACACGCATACATTAAGTGGTTCTGCAGAAACATTAACGGGATACTTGAAATGTACAAGTTCAACTGCTACGGGCGTTAGGCTTTTTATTACTGTAGGTTCAACTCAAACAAGTGGCTCACTCTCAATAGACAATGTTAGTTTTGTTGAGGTTGGTCAAAATTGGAGTTTAGGAAGTGGTTGGAGTATTGGAGAGGATAAGGCTATTCAAGATGGTGCAAACGGAGATTTACAACAAAATTCGTTAGTAACGGGAGAAAACTACAAAGTAACACTTGAGGTTTTAGATTATGTACAAGGCAATCTTGTTGTAAGGCTTGGAGCTGCTAATGTAATCGGCAGCATTACTGCAAATGGCACATATACTTTTTATGGAGTTGCAAGTACAACTCTTTTTAGGCTTCGAGCACAAGTAGGCTTCATAGGCTCTGTATCAAACATAATTGTTGAAGAAGTAGGTCAAGAATGGACTTTAACTGACGGATGTAGTATAACTGCACAAGGAGCAAGGATTTTATCTGATGGAACAAATCAACACATTCAACAACTTAATAAATTAGTAGTTGGAGATACTTACGAAATGGAGTATGAAATAACAGAATCAGTTATTGGTGGTCTTTCTGTGACGGCTTCTTTTGGTTCGGGGATTATACTTAAAGATACTGTTGGTGTTCATAAGTTCTATGCAGTTGCAACTAACGCTGCTCTTACTATTAAAAGAAATGCTGCTTGTGACGTTACAATAGACAACATAAAAATCAAGAGATTAAATGGTGATGATACTCCAAGAATAGATTACACAGATGGAGGATGCCCTGTTCTATTAACAGAACCACAATCAACAAATCTTATTACTCAGTCAAATGATTTTAGTGTTTGGAACTTAGTAAGTGGTTCTACTTTAAATTCAAATGATACTGTTTCTCCAAGTGGTGAAAACGATGCTTCTAAATTAAATTTTGACCAATCTTCAGCAGCATCAAGAATTGAGACGACAATAGTTGCAGCTGCAATTGGCACACATACTTTTAGTGTTTACGCAAAAAGTGCTACGGGTAGTAATGTTGATTTCGGAATGGAAATAGGAGGTGCTCCGGGAGCTTCAGAAGTTAAAAAAACAGCTACAAGCAAGTGGCAAAGATTTGAGGTATCAGAAACTACAACATCAGTAGGTAATCTATATCCTCAGATTGAAGCATTTTTATTTAATAATCCATCTATATACATATACGGAGCTCAATTTGAACAATTATCTTACGCTACAAGTTACATCCCAACATACGGAGCAGTTCGTACAAGGTTACAAGATTCTGTAACGGGAGCAGGAACATCAAGTGATTTTAATAGTGTTGAAGGCGTATTGTTTGCTGAGGTAGGTGCTTTATCTAATGAGGTAGAAAGCAAAAGAATATCCTTGTCTGATGGGTCTAACAACAATAGAGTTGTTATAACACTCAATGGCCCTAACGCTTCTATGCTTGTCCGTAGAAATGGTGTTACTGAAGCAAGTATGGCTCATACAGTAGTTATAACTGACCTAAATAAAATAGCAGTTAAATACAAAGAAAATGATTTTGCTTTGTGGGTAAATGGCGTTGAGGTTGGTACTGATAATAACGGACTTACATTTCCTGCAAACACTTTTAATCAATTAAGTCTTGCAGATGGGACTTCAGGTTCAAGTCTTTTTGGTAAAACATCACAAGTACAAGTATTTAAAACTGCTTTATCGGATAATGAATTAGAATTATTAACGACTAAAGATATTGACTATTCATCATACGCATCAATGGCAGCTGCGTTAAACTATAACATAAGTTAATATGGGAAATACATTAAATTTAGGAAATGGTAATTGGGGAGTTAAAGACTCCTCATTACTTGGATATAAAAAAAGACAGAATGGTAGGTTTCTACCTGAAACATTTGATGTTGCAAGAGGTTCAGCAGGAACAAGAGTTAATCAAAGTGGATTAATTGAAACTGTTACAGAGATTCTAAGTGCAGACTTGATTACTAATGGTGATTTCACAACGGATACTGATTGGACTAAACAAGATGGATGGACTATAAGTGGAGGTAAGGCTAATGCTAATATGGTACTTGGAGGTAATGGAAATATATATCAGACTATACTTACAGTAGGTAAAACTTACAAACTTACTTTTACTGTTTCTAATTACGTTCAAGGATATATTAGAAATGTATCTCAAGATGGTGCACTTCCTTTATACAATAGCAATGGTACATTTACAGAATATTTTGTTGCAAATACTTCTAATCTTTTTATGAATGCAAGTACAAGCGAATCAACACAACTCTCAATAGACAATATATCAGTAGTAGAAGTTAACAGAGATAACCTTGCTCGTATAGATTATACAGATGATGCAGCAGGAGTTCTTTTAACTGAACCACAATCAACGAATTTGAGACAATTGAGCAACACCTATGTTGGTGATGCAACAATAAGGGGCACAATAAATAATGATGCTACTGAACCATCTCCATCGGGTGTTTTAGGTGTCGAATATCTTACTGCAACAAGTGCAAATGGTCTTATTTTAGATAGTAGTATTTTAACGGGGGATGGTACATTTTCTGTATATTTAAAAAGAAAAACGGGAGTAGGAGATATTAGAATGTCAATAAATGGGGGTGTATCTAATACAACAATGGCAGTAACGAATGAGTGGAAAAGATTTTCTATTTCTTCAACAACGGGACTTGGTCAGCTTGTTGTTAGTTGCTTAACAAGTGGAGATGAAGTATATATTTGGGGGTGGCAAGAAGAAGCTTTATCTTACCCTACAAGTCTAATCCCGACAGTAGGTGTTGTAGCAACAAGGTTAGCCGATGTTGTTAATAACGCAGGGGATGTAAATAACTTTAATAGTGAAGAGGGTGTCTTGTTTGTTGAGATAAGTGCTTTAGGTGATAATAGTACAAAAAAAGGTATTTCAATATCTGATGGAACAATTTCAAATAGAATTATTCTAAGATATGGTAATCAATTAAATAAGTTAGAATATATTGTTGTTAGTAGTGGTGCTATACAAGCAAATATGAATACGTTTGCTTACGATATTTTAGATAATTTAAAAATTGCTGTAAAGTTTAAAGAAAATGATTTTGCATTGTGGGTTAATGGTTTAGAAGTTGCAACTGACACAAGTGGAAGTACATTTCCGATAGGTACATTATCTGAACTTAACCTTGACAGTACAACACTCGAATCTTTCTATGGCAAAACTAAAAACATCCAAGTATTTGACGAAGCATTATCAGATGCAGAATTACAAACATTAACAACTATATAAATAAATAATTATGAATAAGAAGTATATTTTTACAAGCGAAGCAGAAGCTGAAACAATGATTTTAGCATTAGCACAACAAGATGAAAATGGTGACCTACCTAATTTTAGAAAGGTTCAGGTAACTGACACAACAAAAGGAATAGTTGTATTAGGATTTCAAGATAAAGGACATTTTGATGAGGATACTGACACTTATGTTATAGATGAGCAAGGTACTACTTTCAATGTGGATGTAGCTTGGAAGACTGTGAATGAGGATTGGAGTCAATATGAGGTTCATCCATCAAACCCTAATCATAGCTTTTATAACTAAAACAAATTAAAACATAAGTTTCACATCTAAAAATCACAAAAAATGAGTGATAAGATAATGATTAAGATGATTGAAGCTATAGAGAACCCAATACTTTTAACGAATGCATTGGTTTTCGTAGTATTCATCACAGTATATAG